ATCGCACGAATTCTGAATGGCGATCCGAACTATGCCGACAACTGGATTGACGTTGCGGGCTATGCCACCTTGGTAGCGAACCGACTGGAAAAAGAGGACAATCAATCATGACCACAAAATCACACAATCCCGCCGACAAGGTTGAGCGCTGGGACATCACCCGCCTCACACCCTACGCACGCAACAGCCGCACCCACTCCGACGAGCAGATCGGCCAAATAGCCGCATCAATCAAAGAATGGGGCTGGACCACCCCAGTCTTGGTTGACGAGGACGGCAGCATCATTGCAGGCCACGGGCGCACCTTGGCCGCCCAACGTCTCAAGATGACCGAAGTCCCTGTCATGGTGGCCAAAGGCTGGAGCGATGCCAAGAAACGCGCCTACGTCATCGCTGACAACAAACTGGCCATGAATGCAGGCTGGGACAACGAGATGCTTGCTTTGGAATTCAGCGAGTTGCAGGGCATGGACTTCGACCTCGACCTGACAGGCTTCAAGACTGAAGAGATCCAAGCATTGCAGCCACCAGACTTTGAGCCTGGCACTGAGGATGACCAAGGCAAGCTGGACCAGCTTGATCCAAAATACATTGCTTGTCCACACTGCGGCAAAGAGTTCGATTCCCGTGAAGCCTGAACTCAAAATAGATTGGGCAAGCCATGATGCCGCCAAATATGCCTGTGAAAACTGGCATTACAGCAAGTGCTTGCCTGTTGGCAAACTGGTAAAAGTCGGTGCTTGGGAAGGTGGAAAATTCATTGGCGTTGTGATTTTTGGCCGTGGTGCAAACAACAACATGCTCAAGCCTTTTGGCTTAGAACAAGATGATGGCTGTGAACTGGTCAGGATTGCCCTAACAAAGCATGTCACACCAGTGAGCAAAATCATGGCCTTTGCCATCAGATTCTTGAAAAAGTCCCAAGCAGGCTTGCAGGTCATCGTCTCTTATGCTGACCCAGAGCAAGGGCATCATGGTGGCATCTATCAAGCATGTAATTGGATTTACACAGGCCCAAGTGACAAGGCTGTCAAAGTTTTCTACAAGGGAAAGTGGTCACACAAAAAGACAGTTGATGATGCTGGTGTAGATCAGACCAATCTGCCAAAGAAAGTTGTGGCAGGAAAACACAGATACTTAATGCCGCTTGACAAGATGATGGATGCTAAGATTCAGCCACTTGCAAAGCCATATCCTAAGCGGGTGAAGCAGGCGATGACTGGCGACCAGCCAGAACAGCGACGGCGCGACACCGATCCACCCGCTCCATTAAACGCAGAAAACCAACCTTTCGCGGAGGTTACAAATGGCAACTAAGAAACCAAAACTTGAAGAAAAACCACCCGTAAAAAAGCACGGTGGTGCACGACCAGGCACTGGCGGTGCTCAACCAGGCGCTGGCCGACCAGCCTTCGTCCCCACCGATGCTGAGCGCAAACAGGTGGAAGCATTCTCAGGTTATGGCCTGCCAATCGAGCAGATTGCAGTCCTGGTGCGTGATGGCATCCACATCGACACCCTCCGTGCCCACTTCGCCACTGAACTGCAATCCGGCAAGGCCAAAGCCAACGCCCAAGTCGGCAAGACGCTGTTTCAAAAGGTCATGGCAGGCGACACCACAGCAGCCATCTGGTGGAGCAAGACCCAGATGCGCTGGGCCGAGACCCAAAAGCACGAACTCACCGGGGCCGACGGCGCTCCTTTGGAATTTGCCAAGATCGAGCGGGTGATCGTCAAGAATGGGTAAGGTCTTGCAACTCCCCACCCCCGAATGGGCCTTACCCCTGCTCAACCCCAGCCGCTACAAAGGCGCATGGGGTGGACGTGGCTCTGGCAAGTCCCACATGTTCGCCGAGCTCATGATTGAGGCCCACATCCTCGACCAGAAGCGGCGCAGCGTCTGCGTGCGCGAGATTCAGAAATCCCTCAACCAGTCCGTCAAACGCCTGTTGGAAACCAAGATCGAGGCCATGAATGCCGGGGCTTACTTTGAGGTTCAGGATGCCGTCATCAAGTCCAAAAAAGGCGACGGCTTGATCATCTTTCAAGGAATGCAGAATCACACCGCGGATTCAATTAAAAGTCTTGAGGGCGTGGACTGCGCCTGGGTCGAAGAAGCCCAAAGCTTGAGTCAGCGAAGCCTTGACCTGCTCCGGCCCACCATCCGAAAGCCAGACAGCGAACTGTGGTTCACATGGAACCCGCGCCAGGCAGCCGACCCAGTGGACTTCCTGCTGCGCGGCCCCACGCCACCCAAAGACGCCCAAGTCTTGAAGGTCAACTTCACCGACAACCCGTGGTTTCCAGACGTCCTGCGCGATGAGATGGAATACGACAAGCGCCGCGACCCAGACAAATACCACCACGTTTGGATGGGCGGGTATCTCACCAACAGCAACACCCGTGTGTTCAAGAACTGGCGCGTCGAGGAGTTTGAGGCCCCGCGCGATGCCATCCACCGCCTGGGTGCAGACTGGGGCTTTGCCGTTGACCCCACAACCTTGGTGCGCTGCCACATCATTGGACGCACCCTTTACATCGACTACGAGGCCTACATGATCGGCTGCGAGATCGTCAACACGCCCGAGCTGTTTATGCAGGTGCCCGAGGCCGAGAAGTGGCCCATCGTTGCTGACAGCGCCCGGCCCGAGACCATCAGCCACATGAAGAAGAACGGCTTTCCAAAGATCATGACCGCAGTCAAAGGCCCAAAGTCGGTCGAAGAAGGCATCGAGTTCCTGAAGAATTACGACATTGTGGTCCACCCCCGCTGCATTCACACCATCGACGAGCTGACCCTGTACAGCTACAAGACCGACCCACTCACAGGCAAAATCCTGCCCGTGCTTGAGGACAAAAAGAACCACGTCATCGACGCCCTGCGCTACGCCTGCGAGGCCGTGCGCCGCTCCGGTGCAGCCAAACCCGCCAGCTTCACACCGTTGCCCAACGTCAAGAAGTGGTGAGACAATCGCACAATTCATAAGGACGCCCACTCATGGCCCGAATCTCCAACGACCAACGCCTGGCCAACCTGCACACCGAGGCCCTCGCGCAATTCGATGACGTGCAAACAGCCCTGCGCGACGAGCGCCTGCAATGCCTTCAAGATCGGCGCTTTTACAGCCTCTCGGGCAGCCAGTGGGAGGGTCCGCTTTGGGACCAATATGAAAATAAACCCAAGTTCGAAGTCAACAAGGTGATGCTGGCCGTGATCCGCATCATCAACGAGTACAGGAACAACAGAATCACCGTGGACTACGTGTCCAAGGACGGCCAAGAAAACGACAAGCTGGCCGAGGTCTGCGATGGCCTCTACCGTGCAGACGAGCAGGCATCCGTGGCTGACGAGGCCTACGACAACGCCTTCGAGGAAGCAGTCGGGGGCGGCATCGGGGCATGGCGTTTGCGCACCGTCTACGAGGATGAGGAAAACGACGAGGACGACCGCCAGCGCATCAGGATCGAGCCCATCTTTGACGCCGACAGCTCAGTGTTCTTTGACCTCGGGGCCAAGCGCCAGGACAAGAGTGACGCCAAGTTCTGCTTCGTTGTCACCAGCATGACCCGCCAGGCCTACAAAGACACCTGGGGCGATGACCCCACCGACTGGCCCAAGATCATTCACCAGTATGAATTCGACTGGTGCACACCCGATGTGGTCTACGTGGCCGAATACTTCAAGGTCGAGGAAAAGACCGAGACCATTCGCATCTTCCAGGCCATCGACGGCACCGAGGAACGCTACACCCCGGCAGACTTCGCAGCCGACGAGACCCTCGAAGAAACCCTCCGCGCCATCGGCACGGTCGAGGTACGCCAAAAGCGAGTCAAGCGCAAGCGCGTTCGCAAGTACATCATGTCCGGTGGTCGCGTGCTGGAAGATGCCGGGTACATCGCAGGTAAGTGCATCCCCGTCGTGGTGGTGTACGGCAAGCGATGGTTTGTCGATAACGTCGAGCGTTGCATGGGTCACGTGCGCCTTGCCAAAGACGCCCAACGCCTCAAGAACATGCAGCTGAGCAAGCTGGGCGAGATCAGCGCCCTGTCGTCGGTCGAGAAGCCCATCCTGACACCTGAGCAAGTCGCAGGCCACCAAGTCATGTGGTCCGAGGACAACCTCAAGGACTACCCCTACCTGCTCATCAACCCGATCACCGACCAAAACGGCAACCAGGTCGTGTCGGGGCCAGTCGCCTACACCCGCGCCCCCAACATCCCCCCGGCAATGGCCGCGCTCTTGCAGATCACCGAGACCGACATGCAGGACATCCTTGGCAACCCCCAAGGCGCAGACAAAATGGTCAGCGGCATGTCCGGCAAAGCCGTCGAGATGATCCAGACCCGCGTGGACATGCAGGCCTTCATCTACATGTCCAACTTCGCCAAAGGCATGAAGCGATGCGGCGAGATTTGGCTCTCGATGGCCAAGGAAATCTACACCGAGGAAAAGCGCAAGATGAAGACCATCGCCGCCGATGGCCAGGCAGGCACGGTCGAGCTCATGCGCCCCACCATCGATCAAGAGACCGGCGCTGTGGTGCTCGAGAACGACCTCTCCAGCGCCACCTTTGACGTGGTGTCCGAGGTCGGCCCGTCCAGCACCAGCCGCCGAGACGCCACCGTCAGGGCCATCACCGGCATGTTGCAGATGACCACCGACCCAGAAACCGCTCAGGTGCTCACGGCAGCGGCAATGATGAACATGGAAGGCGAGGGCCTCTCAGACCTCAACGCCCACTTCCGCAAGAAGCTGCTGCGCATGGGTGTGATCAAACCCACCGACGACGAGGCCCAAGAACTCATGGCAGAGATGCAAGGCCAGCCGCAAGACCCAAACGCCATGTACCTGCAAGCCGCAGCCGAAGAAGCCACGGCCAAAGCAGCCCAGGCCCGTGCCAACACAGTCAAGACCGTGGCCGATGCCGAACTCAGCCGCGCCAAGACCATCGAGACACTGAGCACCGTGGACATGGACTCCCAAGACCATGCCCTCAACTTGGCCCAGCAAATCGGCGGCATGGTCCAACAACAAACACAGCCTGTTGTCAATCAACCCACAATTGAGTGACAATCGCACACATACGGATTCCACCCGCCGTTCCAACGGGTGAGTTGCACAGGGTCACAGATGAACATAAAGGCAGATCAGGAGATCGACACCAACGACGATGACACCATCGTCCTCGACGACCAGGACACCGAGCAGCCAGCGGCGCAAGCCGATGACGAGCAGGCCCAGGCCGCCGAAGACGAAGGCGACACCGACGAAGTGGTGGTCTCCATTGGTGAGGAAGCGCCACCTCCCGAAGAACCAGCACATGCTCCAGAATGGGTGCGCGAGCTGCGCAAAACGAACCGAGAACTTCAGCGCCAGAACCGCGAACTTCAGAGCAAGCTTCAGACTACCGCCATCACTGAGACCAAGCCGGTGACGTTGGGGCCAAAGCCAAAGCTCGAAGACCACGACTATGACGCCGACAAGTTCGAGACAGCATTGGCCAATTGGTTTGAGCGCAAGCGACAAGCCGACGAAGCCAACGCCAAGCAAGAAGCCGAGGTTATGACTCAGCAAAAGGCTTGGCAAGCCAAACTGGACGGCTACGGTAAAGCGAAAGCTGAACTGCGAGTCAAAGACTTTGAAGACGCCGAGGCCGTGGCCCAGGAGTTGTTCAACGTCACCCAGCAAGGCGTGATGCTGCAAGGTGCGGACAACCCCGCCCTCGTCGTTTACGCACTCGGCAAGAACCCCAAGAAGGCGCAAGAGCTGGCGGCCATCAAAGACCCCGTAAAGTTTGCTTTTGCGGTAGCGAAACTGGAGAAAGACTTGAAAGTGACGAACCGCAGAGCAGCCCCACCGCCTGAGCGAGTCGTGTCCGGAACAGGGCGCGTCTCGGGGGCGGTGGACTCAACCCTCGAACGGCTGCGCGAAGAAGCCGCCCGTACTGGCAACATGACCAAGGTCATCCAGTACAAGGCCCAAAAGCGCAGCGCAAAATGACCATTTTTTAGGAAATCACCATGTCAAACTCCTTCAGCAAAGAAGAACGCGTAGCGTTTGAAGACATCCTCGAAGGCTTCCAAGACCTCTTGGTCCTGAGCCGCAACGTCTCGGTATACAACACCGACCAGACCATGATGGAGCGTGCCAACAACACCATCTGGCGTCCAATGCCCTACATCGCTCAGTCGATCAACAGCACACCAGGCACAAGCATCTCTGGCAGCTACCAGAACATGACCCAGTTGTCGGTCCCCTCGACCCTCGGCTTCAGCAAGACCGTGCCCTGGACCATGACCACATTGGACCTGCGCGATGCCTTGCAAGAAGGCCGCCTGGGCGACAGCGCCAAGCAAAAGCTGGCATCCGACATCAACGTGGCGATCATGAACACCGCAGCCGCTCAAGGCACGCTGGTTGTGCCCGTGTCCACAGCTGCCGGTGACTACGACGACATCGCCTTGTGCGATTCGATCATGAACGAGCAGGGCGTTCCTGACTATGACCGCTTCTTGGGTCTGGCCAGCCGCGACTACAACGGCCTGGCAGGCAACCTGTCGCAAGCCAGCCGCTCGTTTGGCAACCAGAAGTCCGACAAGGCCTACGAGCGCAACTTCGTTGGCATGGTCGCAGGCTTCGACACCTACAAGTTCGACTACGCAAACCGCATCGCAGCGGCAGGCGGCGGCACCACCACCATCGCCACCAACGGCTCGCAAGTTGACTACGTGCCCCAGGCCACCTCCACCTCCGTGGGCGGCCAGATCAACGTGGACAACCGCTACCAGACCGTCACTGTGTCCAACTCCGTGGGCGTGGTCGCTGGCGACTGCTTCACCATCGACGGCATCCAAGCCGTGCACCACATCACCAAGCAAGCCACCGGCCAGCTCAAGACGTTCCGCGTCATCAGCGTCCCAGCAGGTGGCACCACCTTGGTGATCAGCCCCCCCATCATCGGCGCGACCAGCTCGCCCACCGATGCCGAGCTGCAATACAAGAACGTGCAAGTGGTCAGCGAGTCGGCCACGGCCAACATCAACTGGCTCAACGTCGCCGCCTCGAACATCAACGTGTTCTGGCAGCGTGACGCCTTGGAAATCTTGCCCGGTCGCTACGCAGTTCCTTCGGACGCAGGCACAGCCGTGATGCGTGCCACCACAGACCAAGGCATCGAGTTGGTCATGCAGAAGTTCTACGACATCGACAGCATGACCATCAAGTACCGCCTCGACACCCTGTTCGGCGTGGTCAACAAGCAGCCCGAGATGTCCGGCATCTTGCTGTTCAACCAAGCCTAAACAGGCCAGCAAATTGAAGGGGCTTCGGCCCCTTCTTTTTCATAGGAGCACCCCATGCCACTGACCAAAGGCTATTCAGCTAAATCCATCGGTAAAAACGTCTCCAAAGAGATAAAAGCAGGCAAGCCCCAAAAGCAAGCCGTGGCAATCGCTCTCAGCACAGCCACCAAAGCGGCCAAGGCAGCAGGCAAGCCAGGCAAAGCACCCAAGAAGGCCAGCAAATGACCCAAGCATTCCCCGTCCTCGTTTACCGCAGCCCAGGCGAGAACAAAAAGCCCGGTGGCGGCACGTACAAATACACCAGCGTCCGTTCGCAGGGCGAACTTGACACCAGGCTCGCCGAAGGCTGGCACCCATCATCAGCCGAGGCCATCACTGCCGCTGGCGACAAAGCCAACGGCCTGACCAAGCCAAAGCCAAAATGGGCCACCAAGCCCACCAAAAAGAAAAAGCCAGCCAATCCACTTGGTCAGCGCAAAGAAGTGCCGCAAGCCCCCATTACGGCCCAGCCAGATGCCACAGATGACGCGCCACCCACACGCGCAGAGCTTGAGGCCAAGGCGAACGAACTTGGCATCCGCTTTGACGGTCGCACCAAAGACAAAAAGCTGGGACAATTGATTGCCGACCGGCTCGCAGAGCCAGCACCACAAGGAACATGATCATGGGATGGACCAAGCGCCAATTCGTCACCCAGGCCTTCGATGAAATCGGCCTTGCATCCTACGTCTTCGACCTAACGCCCGAGCAATTGCAGTCAGCACTCCGCAGGCTCGACACCATGATGGCCGCATGGAACGCCCTTGGCATCCGCTTGGGCTACCCGCTCCCGTCCAGCCCCCAGGACAGCGATCTCGACGAGCAAACCAACGTGCCCGACAGCGCCAACGAGGCCATTTACAGCAACCTGGCGATCAAGCTGGCCCCGTCCTACGGCAAGCAGGTGATGCCCGACACCAAGGCCACGGCCAAAGAGTCTTACAACACGCTCCTGTCCCGCGCCGCCATGCCAATGCAACAGCAAATGCCCGGCACCATGCCGTCCGGCGCTGGCAACAAACCCTGGCGCGTCTACGACGACCCCTTCCTGCGTCAGCCCATCGATTCGGTCTTGGCCGGTAGCGATGGCCCCATCGAATACAACTGAAAGCCCCACATGCCAACGATCAACCAACTCGCCCCCGTCTCGCAACTCTCAGGCGGAGATCAGTTCCCGATCTACGTCCCCAACAACGGCGACGCTCGCCGGGTCTCGGTCACGCAGTTGCTTCAGTACTTTCAGGCCACCTTTGCCGCCCCAACCGTGGCCACCAACCTGTACACCCCCAGCACCGGCTTCAACATCACCGTGCCCACGCCCACCACAGAGCAGCAATGGATGGTCATTCAGCCTGCCGGAACCCTGGCCGCTGGCACCGTCACCCTGCCCCTGAATACTGGCGTACCGGATGGGACACAGGTGCTGGTCACCACCACCCAGATCATCACCAGTTTCACGCTTGCGGCCAACGGCGCTGCCAACACCTTTGGAGCTCCCACCACTTTGGCCGCAAACGCCTTCTTCACCATGCGCTTCTATCAAGCCACCAACTCTTGGTATCGCGTCTCTTAAACCCAGCAAGGAACCGCCATGAACATTCAGCCCAGCCTCACGACCAACGATGTTGACGTCACCCTGCCCGCAAATCAGTTGATCAGCATCGGCAGCATCGGCAACCAGCCCACCACCGTCCAACTGCAAACCGCATACCCCGGCCAAGCGTGGATTTACACCACCATCGGCAGCCTGTTTAACAGCGCCCAAACCTTCGGCCCCTACGGCGAAGACCGGGTTATCCGCATCTCCAACCGTAACGCCCAGGTCGAGTACAGCGTTGGTGCTGCGCCACAGTTGCGCAGCTTCCCCCCGCTGGTCATCGGCAGCCTTGCCCCTGTCAGTTTGGTGCAGCCTGCCGCCACCTTCACGACCCTGACCTACAACACCAACGCAGGCAAAGTGCGATTGGTCAGCGCAGGCGCTCACGGCCTCACGGCAGCCGTGGCTGTCGGCCAAGACATCTACGTGACCTGGGCCACAGGAACAGGCGTCAACGGATTCTATGAAGTCACCGCCCTGGATGCCGATACCACCGGCGTGGCTATCACCATTGATCTGACCTACGTCACCGGCCTGGGCACCCCGACAGTGGCCGTGGCCAACACAGCCGTCACCGTGGCATCCGTCACCGTCCCCGGATGGGCAATGGGCGCAGGCGGAGGCATGGAAATCGACGCCCTGTTCACCCTCACCAACAACGCCACAGTCAAGACCTTGGGCATGACCTACGGAGGCGGCACCTTGCTTTCAGCCGCAGCGGCCAGCAACGCCAGCGCCTGCGTGCAAAAACTCATGTGCAACCGTGGCGGCTCGCAAGTGGTCAGCAACTCAGCCAGCGCCGTGGGCCACGGGCTCTCGACTGGTGCAAACGTGTTCCTGAGCGTTGACACCACCGTGGATCAGACCTTCGCCATCACGGTGCAACCCGCCACGGCCAACAACTTGATGCGCCTTGAAGCCTTCAAGCTGCACATCAATTTCTGAGCATGGCCACCAAAGACAGCCGCCTTGCCCGTGCCGGGGTCTCGGGCTACAACAAGCCCAAGGCCACGCCATCGCACCCCACCAAAAGCCACGTTGTCGTGGCCAAGTCGGGTGACGAGATCAAAACCATCCGGTTCGGTCAGCAAGGCGTCAAAGGCTCACCAGATGGCAGCAAGCGCAATGAGGCCTTCAGGGCCAGGCACGCCGACAACATCGCCAAGGGCAAACTGAGTGCCGCCTATTGGGCCAACAAAGTGAAGTGGTAAGTATGCAGATTCAGATATTAAACGGCATCTATGTCGATGCCACCCCGGAGCTGCGCACCGCCTACCCGGTCAACATGATGCCCGTGCCGCTCCAGTCAGGCATCAGCAATGGGTTTCTTCGGCCTGGTGATGGCATCGTCAGCTCAGGCCCATCAGGCCCAGGCCCAGCAAGCCCAGCAGGCGCAGACCGTGGCGGCATTGAGTGGAATGGCATCTGCTATCGCGTCATGGGCACGCAACTCGTCGAGGTCAACCGCGACAACATCAACCCCTTGCTCGGCGATGTTGGCGGCCCCGCAGGCAGCCTCGTCACGATGGATTACAGCTTCGACCGCTTGGCCATCGCCAGCGGTGGCCGCCTCTACTATTACAACGATGACGGCCTGGTCCAAGTCACAGATCCAGATCTCGGAACGGTGATTGATTTCTGCTGGGTCGATGGTTATTTCATGACCACGGACGGTGAAAACCTCATCGTTACCGAGCTCAACGACCCCACCCAGGTCAACCCCCTGAAGTACGGCAGCTCGGAAGTGGACCCTGACCCTGTGGTAGCCCTGCTCAAGCTGCGCAACGAGGTCTACGCCCTCAACCGCCACACCATCGAGGTCTTCGACAACGTGGGCGGCGATCTTTTCCCCTTCGCACGCATCGACGGCGCACAGATTCAGAAGGGCGTCATCGGCACCTTCGCCTGCTGCGTCTACCTCGACCGAATCGCCTTCCTCGGCGGTGGCCGCAACGAGGCACCGGCCATCTACGTGGGCGCATCCGCGCAAACCCAGAAACTCAGCACGCAGGAAATTGACGAGCTCTTGCTGACCTACTCCGAGGAGCAACTCTCACTGGTCAAGCTCGAAGCACGCAACGACAAGGCGCACCAGCACCTCTACGTCCACCTGCCCGACCGAACGCTTGTCTACGATGCAGCCGCATCCGAGGCCCTGCAAACGCAAGTCTGGTTCACCCTCACCAGCACCGTGGCAGGCTTCAGCCAGTACCGGGCACGCAATTTCGTGTGGTGTTACGACAAATGGCTCGTCGGCGATCCGCTCTCCAACAACCTCGGCTACTTCACCCAGGCCACCGGCCACCATTGGGGCCAGCAGGTGCGCTGGGAATTCGGCACGACCATCGTCTACAACGAAGGCAACGGCGCGATCTTCAACCGCCTGGAACTGGTCAGCCTCACCGGCAGCGTGGAGCTCGGCAAGAACCCCCGCATCAGCACCAGTTACAGCACCGATGGCCGCGCATGGAGCCAAGACCGCAGCATCACCGTTGGCACCACAGGCACCACCGCCAAGCGCCTTGCATGGTTCCAGCAGGGCCACATGCGCAACTGGCGAATCCAACGATTTCAGGGCGACAGTGACGCCCACGTCTCCTTCGTTCGCCTTGAGGCGCAACTCGAACCCCTGGCATTCTGACTATGGCCACCGCCCCCGTCTCCCGCCGCCTCAACCTCACCCGCGATCAGCTCGCGGCCTTCCTGACCGACCAGCAGCAGATCAGGCAGTTTGAATTACTGTTCAGCACGCTGGACGCCATCGCCATTCAGAACGTCAACGCCAACCTGGTCTATGCAGGCCCAACAGGCGGCGCGGCATCAACCCCGTCATTTCGTGCGCTGGTGCAGTCCGACATCCCGGCGCTTGATTACGTCGAGTCCGTCAACATCACGGCTCCGCTGACCTCGGACTTGGACCCACTCAACCCCACGCTCGGCATCGCAGGGTCAGCCCTCACCAAGACCGACGACACCAACGTCACACTCACCTTGGGCGGCACACCGGCCACCGCCTTGCTTGCTGCCGTTTCGCTCACGCTGGGCTGGACTGGTGAACTTGCAGTCAGCCGGGGCGGCACAGGTCAAAGCAGCTTCACCGATGGCCAGCTCTTGATCGGCAACAGCACCGGCAACACGCTGACCAAAGCCACGCTCACGCAAGGCCCAGGCATCAACATCACCAACGCAGCCGGGGCTATCACCATCGGCACCGCTGGCGGCATCTCAGGCACAGCCGCACTGGCAAAGCTCACGGTTGCTGGAACAAACGGCTCCCTTACCTTCACAGACGGCATCATCACCGGCTACGTGGCACCCACTTAAAGGACACCCCAATGGACAAATTCATGATCATCCCCAAGGGCTTCGCAGGCCTGCCAATGGGCGAGGAATTCATCACCGCAGCGCAGAACAAAAAGAACACCCAAGTGGTGATCGACGATTGGATGCTCGGACCTGAAGCCCCAAGCAACGAGCCCACGGCCAACAAACCCTACTGGCTCGCGCTCGGCCAGGCTATGCAGGTGGACGAGAAAGAAGCACGCCGCCGCCGCTGCTCCAACTGCGAGTATTTTGAGGCGACCCCGTTGATGCAAGCAAAAATGGATCGCATACCCAGAAACCAATGGGATCAAAACGCTGGTTATCGAGGGTATTGCCACAAATTTGAATTCATCTGCCATGACATGAGATCGTGTCAGGCATGGGAAGGCCGTGAGTACGAGAACGATTAAATAGTGCACGCATCATGCAATCGTCTTTTTGCCTGAACGTAGGCTTCATGCGCAGCTTCTGGCGTCTCAAAGATGCCAAGATAGGTACGCTTGCCATTGCTAACGATGCTGGCAACAAACCCACTCGGATGCCTGATCACACCAAGCAATCCAGTCGTGCTAGTACGTTTGGCCATGCGCTTGTTTTCGGTGTTAGATCTCCTACTGACCTGGCGCAAGTTGGCAAAGACATTGTTGGCTTTATTGCCGTCAATGTGGTCAATTTCTTGCGTTGGCCATTCGCCAGTCGCGTACAGCCATACAAACTGGTGAGACATTCCACGGAAGCCGTCAAACATGACATAGACGTACCCATCGGAACGAAGCGATCCGGCAGGCATTCCAGCTTTTTTCCGTCCTTTGGACTGCAAGTGAGTAAATTGCCCGGTTTCGGGGCAGTAATGCGCAAGCTCGCGCAGGCGTTTTTGTGTGATCATGTCGCACCTCATCAGAGTGGAAAGTCATCGAAGGATGCAGCAAGCGGTGATGAATCGCCTGTCCCCCGTCAGGTAAGCTGCATTGCTATTTTACGTTCTGGCGTTGCAAAATCAAGCAACTGTGTGAAAATCGAGCCGCTGAGAAAATTGCTACCAGCGGCATCCAATATTTATTGAGGTGTTTTTATGGGCTTACTTAGCACTCTTGGCGGACTGGCAGGGACATTTTTTGGCGGCCCCATCGGTGGCGCAATCGGCGGCGCACTTGGCGGCGCAATTGAAGGCAAAGAGTCAGTCGGCCAGGCTTCAGCCGTCCAACAGCAAGCCGCGCAAGGCGGCATCGACGAACAGCGCAGACAGTTCGACGCCATTCAAAAGCTCTTGCAGCCTTACTCCCAAGCAGGCACAGCAGCCCTCGGGCAACAGCAGGCCTTGCTCGGCATGGGCACACCAGAAGCCCAACAGCAGGCCATCAACGCCATTCAAAGCAGCCCACAGTTTCAGGCCCTTCAACAGCAAGGCGAAGAAGCCATCCTCCAAAACGCATCAGCCACCGGCGGCCTACGTGGCGGCAACGTGCAAGGCGCTTTGGCTCAGTTCCGACCCGCCTTGCTCTCAGGCTTGATCGAGCAGCAATACAACCGCTTGGGCGGCCTCACATCCATCGGCCAAAACGCAGCCGCAGGCGTTGGCAATGCAGGGATGCAAACAGGCGCAAACGTGGCCAACTTGCTGGGCAGGCAAGGCCAAGCGGCAGCCGGTGGCATTTTGGGCGAGCAGGGCGCACTCACAGGCGGCATCAACAAAGCCTTCGGCGCTGTTCAGGGCGCAGGAGGTTTTGGCCAGTTGTTTGGTGGCTCATCCAGTCCGTTCACTGGCACGGCAATCTCAGGCCCCACCAGCATGTCACAAGCCGATTACGCAGCCCTCAGTGGCTTTTAAGGAAAAGACATGGAACCCATCAACTACCTGGCCCAAGTAGCCGACCCATTCGCTCAGGCGGCAAGCGGACTCCAACTTGGCGCAGGCATGGTCGAGTTGCAGCAAAAGCAAGCCGCACTGGCCCAGCAACGCCAGCAGCAGCAACTGGCCGCGCAGGAGCAAGCACGCTTCTTTGCAAACCCCAAGCCCACCATGCGCGATGCCGCCCGCTTCGCTTCGTTGCTTTCACCAGAGCAAGCAAACGCATTCCGACCCTATATGGAGGGCATCACCAAGGAGCAGCAGCAGGGCACGCTTCGCCGCACTGGTCAACTGTTGTCATCGCTTCAACTCAATCCCAGCATTGCCGTCGAGCGCCTCAAGCAAGAGTCCGAAGCCGCACGCAACAGCGGCGATGCAGAAGAGGCCGCTTTGTTCGACCGCTTGGCCACCGCAGCAGCAGACCCAGCTCAAGGCCCATCGGTTGCATTCAAAGCACTGGTGCAGAGTGCCTCAGCCATCCCAGGCGCAAAGGACATGTTTGAGACCATCGACAAGGGCATGAGCACGGCACGGGCAGAGGCCAAAGCGCCATCAGAGTTGGCAGAAGCGCAGCAAAAGGCAAACAAGGCCAGGTCTGATGCAGAAATTCGAGCAGAAGAAGCAAAAAATATTGCCGCAGTCATCAAGGCTGATTTGGAGAAAAAAGCCGCTGATCTTGGATTGACAAAAGCTCAGACAGGAACCGCATTGGCTCAATCCAAGAAGCTTGGCGTTGAGACTGCAAAAGCAGTTCTTGAGCTTGAGGCCCTCAAAACCAGTGGCGGTGTGGACCCGGCAAAATCATTTGATCAAGAAGAAAAGTTGCGCAAAGAATTTCAGACGCGCACCAAGACGTATCAGGAAGTCAACCAGACATACCAAACGCTCAAAGCATCATCGAATGCAAAATCAGGCCCTGGTGACATTGCCTTGATCACAGGTTTTATGAAGATGCTTGACCCCGGCTCGGTGGTGCGAGAAACAGAATTTGCCACAGCACGCGACACGGCGGGCCTGTACACGCGACTGGAAAACAGCCTCCAGAAAGCAAACAACGGTGAATTCCTGAAGCCAGCGCAGCGCGATGAATTTGTCAAACTTGCAAATGAGTATTACAAGGCTGCGCAAAAGAAAGCTGACGAAGACAAGAGGGCTCTTGGTGTGGTGGTCAAAAACTACAAACTCAATCCAGAAAACGTGTTTGGAGCGGAGACTTCGCCCGATGCGCCAAAACCATTGCCAGCCAGTGCGACAGTTGGCGGGAAAACTTACGCAAGACCAGCCAGCTTTACCGACGCCCAATGGGGCGACTACCTGAAAGCCAACGGGGTGATTCAATGAGTCCAGAAGAATGGCTGAAAAAGCAACCGCCACAGACGTTCAACGTCCAGACTGACGCAGGCAGAAATGTTGCTGTTGATGTCAGTTTTCCGACATCAGAGCAAACCCCCAAGGCCGATGTTGCGCCACAACAGCCAGCGCAGGGAGTGACACCAGCATCGCCAGAGCAGTGGCTTGCTTCTCAGCAAACGCCATCCACCACGGCCACAGGCCTTGCCGGGGCTGCCACCAGAGGCTTAGCCCTTCCAGCCGCAGGCGCATTGGCTGGTGGCACCGCCGGGGCTTTGCTTGGGGGTGTTGGCGCTATCCCCGGCGCACTCGCAGGCGCAGGCGCTGCCACCCTGGCAGGAATGGTTGCAGACCCCATTGTCGGGTCTATCAACAGCATGTTTGGCACCACCTACACGCTGCCCACCGATGCGCTGCAAGACCTTCTCACCCGTGTTGGCGTGGCCGACCCCAAGACAGCCGCAGAGCGCATTGTTCAGACCACCGCAGCAGGCGCTGGCATGGCAGGTGGCACCGTAGCCCTTGGCAAGACATTACAGGCCGCTGCTGGCCCCGTTACGCAAGGCGTAGGCCAACTCATGGCAGCGGCCCCAGGCCTTCAGGTGGCAAGCGGCGCATCAGCCGGGGCATCCGGGCAGATTGCAAAAGAGTCGGGCGCTGGTCCCATCGGCCAAATTGCCGCATCAGTAGGCGGCGGCCTTTTGCCTGCCGTTCCGCAGATCGTCAAAGCCGCAACGCAAGCCACGGCCAAGGCAATAGCCCCCAAAGGCGCTGGCATCACGCAGCAAGAGTTGTCGGCCTCTGGAATCCCGCTCCCTCGGACTGAACCCACATTCCAAGAGTCGGTGCAAAGCATCAAGGCCACGGTGGGCGAGAAGATTGCACCAGAGAATCAGCGCATCATCAAAAGCCAACTCACGCAAGACCCATATTCAACCGATCTGGTGAATGTCCGGCTTTCAGGCACTCAAGTGGTGCCCGACAACGAGGCAGCGGCGGCCCTCAAGCAAGGCTGGAAGGATGGCACCGTGGCCAGCATCAAAGCGGCCACCGACAAAGACCGCCAAGCCATGACCAAGATGCTCAACATCTTCAAGATTGGCGACAAGAACGACAAGTTCAGAGCCATGAATCGGCCTGCCGACATTTTGGGTGACACCGTGCAAGCTCGCGTGGACTTCTTGGCAAACGCCAACAAGCAGGCAGGCAAGGCCATCGACCGAATCGCGCAAACCCGGCTGCGAGGCCAAGCTGTTGATTACGATCCGGCCATCAATTCGTTCCTGAACGATCTGGGCGCAATGGGCGTCAAGGTTGAGTTGGATCAAAACGGCGTGGCCAAGGCCATTTTGCAAGGCTCAGACATCCAAGGCGACAAGGCGGCCCAGCGCATCTTGAACACTGTCTTGGAGCGTCTCAGCACTGCCAACGCACCGGACGCCTACGGGGTGCACACGGCCAAGCGGTTCATTGACACCCAAGTCAACTACGGCAAAAAAAACTTGGCCAACCCGCTGACAGCCCAGGCCGAACGCGCCCTGAAAAGTCTGCGCCGAAACCTGAACCAGTCGCTTGGCGAGAAGTTCCCGGTCTACAAAGCCGCCAACGAAAAGTATGCCGACACCATCACGGCGCTCGACGACTTGCAAAAGGCCGCAGGAACTCAGATCGACTTCGATTCTGAAAGTGCCAACAAGGCCCTCGGAACGGCCATGCGCAAGCTCACCAGCAACTATGGCACCCGTGCAAACCTGATTGACTCTCTCGACCAGGCCAACCAAGTGGCCAGCAAATACGGCATGAAGCTGGATGACGACATCGTGAACCAGCTCATCTTCGTCAACGAGCTGGACCGCATGTTCGGCGCTGCCGCTGACACATCCCTCAAGGGCCAAATGTCGCAAGCCTTGGAGACTGGCGTGGACATTGCCCGAGGCGGCGCAGCAAGACGGGCCATCGAGCTCTTGGCAGAGAAGGCCGAGGGCTTGCGCGGCATCAACAAAGAGAACGCCATCAAAGCGATGGAAGAAATACTCAAGCGCAAAGCGAATCAATGACGCCCTCAACGCATTGCCACCCGCCCAGCCCTAAGCGACAATCCACCATCCAGGAGACCCCATAAATGTCCACACTCTCGATTCAAGTACCATTCCCGGTCTTTCAAGACCGGGATGGCCAACCTTTGGACAACGGTTATGTTTGGATTGGCGAGCCAAGTCTGAATGCACAAACCAATCCGGTTGTGGTTTACTTTGACGCTGCTTTGACCATTCAGGCAGCCCAGCCACTGCGCACCCTCAATGGCTACATCTACCGCAGCGGATCGCCTGCCCAGGTTTACGTTGACGGCGTGAACTTCAGCATCTTGGTGCAGGACAGCAAAGGCTCTTTGGTTTACAGCCTACCCAACGGCACGGGCATCAGCCCCAATGCGGCTGGCATCGTCTACAACCCATCAGGCACGGGCGCTGTGCCAACCACTGTGCAGGCCAAGCTTCGGGAGACTGTCAGCGTCAAGGACTTTGGTGCTGTGGGGGATGGGGTAACGGATGACACGGCGGCGATTCAGGCTGCCATTGATAGTGGGGCCAAGGAAATCATAATCCCTTCCGGAACTTATGCACTTGGGTCTTATGTCAATGTCGCGTCCAAAACTGATTTAACTATTCGCGGCACAGGAAGTCCCGTGTTGTTCCAGCCGTCTGGAAAAACTACATCCAACGCGTTCAACGTCAGTTTTTTCCGATTCACCAGTTGCACGAACGTCACTATGACTGGTCTGAAAGTTGATGGCAACCGTGCAGCTTACGCGACGGTGAACACTTACTTTGCAAATGCTGACAACTTCAGAGTGTTCTGGATTGTCGGTTGCACGAATGTGGCAGTGCAGGATTGCATCTTTGAAGCCTGGCAGGGTGTTGTAGTAAAGGTCATCGCACTCGGAGCCAGCGGCGGGGCCACCATTCCCGCCATACGTGCTGACGCTGCACTTCCTGGGTGCGATGGTCTTAAAGTCATTGGCAACACGTTCAGTTATTGCGGCACGCCTATACAAGTAAACCCAAGCACTAGCTACAACATTTACGTTCAGAACAACACGATCTTCAACACCGACTATTCTGCCGTAACCATTTATCCACATGGATATAACGTGTTTGCGCAAGACAACACAATGGAAGAAATCGGACGTGTTACGACTGGCCCACTGCCGAATGATGGATATGCCATCCGATACTACGAATGTGCTGGCGGCGTCATTTCAGGGAACCAGATCAATAAGTGTGATTACGGCATTGTTCTGCTTTACGGAACCATTGATTTTGTCAACCGCGACATCAATATCGTGAGTAATACCATCATTGACGATACTCAATATGGCACGACTGGAGCGTCAATTGCTATTACTGGTGACAATATCCAGATCAGCGGAAATACAGTTGGTGAAACTTCAACAACAGCCAAATACATTGCAGTTGAACTTGAGGGACACAACATCTCGTTCACCGATAACGTAGTTGAGTATTCTCCCTCGGTGGCAGGTCAATCGTTCAGGATCGGATACGATGCTATTCACGGCCCTGCGACGTATTCTTGCGACAACATCAATGTGACCAACAACAGGATTGCTGTTACCAGTGGGTTTTATGGAATTTTGCTTAACCCAGCAGCAACTGCAAGTGGTATCTACATTGGTCAAAATAAGATTACTGGTCAGGCTGGGCCAGAGGTTTATGATCCAAACAGCGTTGTCATTTACGAAATCACAGGGTCAAAGGCGACAGCCGAGCCGATTGTTGGGACATGGAAACGCGGAGATATTGTTTACAACTCTGCCCCCAGCGCGGGTAGTGTGTTTGGTTGGGTGTGCGTTACCGCAGGTACGCCGGGGACATGGGTGCCGTTTGCTGGAGTGCAGCCTGCCAACGCTTATACCGTGGCCAACCCCTCGACAGATCGCGCACTCAATGTGACCGGAGACACGACGGCGCAAGTCGCTGCAGTTCTCGGAACCCTGATCGCTGATTTGCAAGCCAACGGGGTGTTGAAATGATTGCGCTTGCCTTGGATTTTACTTCTGCGTTGTTAGACCCACGTATCACGTTTTCGCGGGCTGACAACACCGCTACCAGAGTTGGCAACAATGGTTTAATTGAAACTGTCAGCGAAAACGTAGCGAGGTTTGATTTTGATCCGCTGACGTTGGCGTGCAATGGTCTTTTAATTGAATCCGAACGCGCAAACTTGTTGCTTCAAAGTGAAAATTTTGGGGCGGTTAATTGGAGCAGAGCAGACACGTCTTTTTCTGAAAACGTTGCAGTAGCGCCAAACGGGCAAACAACCGCCGATCTTCTAACCGAAGGAACGGCAGGAACCGCAATCACAACGCAAACTGTTAGCTCATCGGGGCCGACAGTGGCGTATTCCCTTTACATCAAAGCCGGTACTGCTACTTGGGTCAGGTTGCAAATTACAAGTGGCGCAAATGCGATAAGACTGTGGTTCAACGCATCAACCGGGGCTATTGGAAATACATCGGTGGCTGGAACTGGCGTGTTCGTTTCATGCACTTTTGAAGCATATGCCAACGGATGGTATCGACTAGAACTGGTCGGAACAATACCATCAGTGACAATATTTAACGCAACCATAAACTCGTCACCTTCAAATGGTTCTCCTTCTAGAGTTAACAATGCATCTTATTATCCTTGGGGTGCGCAATTAGAAGTTGGATCGGAGGCCACCAGCTACATCCCGACAACCACAACCAGCCTGACTCGCAACGCAGATGTCGCCACCATCACCGGCAGCAACTTCACCAGCTTCTGGAATGCGACACAAGGCGGCGCAACGGTACAGGCCACCCAATCCACTGTGTCTGGCATCAGGCCCTTGGTCCAATACGACGATGGCACGGCCAACGAGATCATCGCGCTGCGTGGCAACACCACCAACCCAGAGCTGTACATCGTTGACGACGGCACACCACAGGCCCAGCTTGACGCTGGCACCATTGCGGCCAACACAGCCTACAGCTTGACCGGCTGGTGGGAGACCAACGATTGCAGAGCACGCAAGGACTCTGGCGCGGCGGTCACGGATGCCACGGCCACCATCCCCACGGTTACGCAGGCAAGGATCGGCTCAGATGGCACCAACTACCTGAACGGCACCATTGCCACCATCAACTATTACGCAGCGTTCTCCAGCCATATTTACACTCGGCGCAAGAACAAAGTCGTCTCTTCACTTTTCTGAAAGGTCAGCACCAATGTCCACCAATTCGCAAATCGCCTTTTCGCCTCTTGGCAAAACCATTGTTGTAGCAGCCGCTAGCACAGCCCCCACTGGCGTGCAGGCTCCTGTCTATGAGAAGTTCAATCCGCAAAACGCAGGCCAGTACCGTTTTGTGAACGATGGCAATGAGACCGTGTTTCTGGGCACCGGTCCTACAGCTGCACTGGCCCAGGCCGCAGCTATTGCTCCAGTGGCTGGGACGCCCTCGGACGCTATCGTGCTTCTGCCTGGTGCCATCGAGATCCTGCGCTTCAACAAAGACACCTTTTTCAGTGGTCTGGCCGCAGCGGCCAACACCGTCTACATCACACCAGGCCAAGGCATTTGATCCGCCCAGCCCCAGCCCCTGTGCGGTGGTATTTGCGTGCAACTGGCTTTGCCGGGATCACGCTTCCGCCCTTCGGCATCTTCATCTTGTCCGAGCGCATCGACGACCAGCGCCTGCGACTGCATGAGATGGCCCACTGGCATCAATACCAGCGCATGGGGCTTGTCGGCTTTTACTTGAAGTATTTTTGGAACACCCTCTGCCACGGGTACAGGAACAACCCGATGGAGATCGAAGCAAGGAAAGCGGAAAATGGAACAGCCCAGCAGCATTGACCCAGTGAAATATGGCGTCTTGTGGGAGCGCGTTCAGAACTACGAACGGCGCTTTGACGAGATGTCCAGCAAAATGGACAAGATGGAGGCCAACGTCGAGAAGCTGGTGGCCCTTGCCAACCAAGGCCGGGGTGGCTTCTGGGCAGGAATGGCATTCGTGTCGTTCATCTCCAGTGCCATCGGGTTTGGTTTGAGCTGGCTCAAGGGTCACTGATGTACAGCCTCGGCCCACGCTCCAGGCAACGGCTCAGAGGTGTGCACCCTGACCTTGTTAAAGTGGTTGAGCGTGCCATCAAGATCACCGAGGTGGACTTCACGGTGCTGGAAGGCTTGCGCTCACCAGAGCGCCAGAAAGCACTGGTGGAGGCCGGGGCCAGCCAGACCCTCAACAGTCGGCACCTGACGGGTCATGCAGTCGATCTGGGGGCTTGGGTCGGTGACGAGGTGCGCTGGGACTGGCCGCTGTACCACAAGATTGCAGCGGCCATGATGGAAGCGGCCAGGCAAGAAGGCATCAAGATTGTGTGGGGCGGGGACTGGCGAACATTCAAGGACGGCCCTCATTTCGAGCTCGACCGAAAGGCATACGCATGATTTGGCAAGCACTCATCCCTGTCATTGGTGGCATCTTGGAGAAGGTGCTGCCCGATCCACAGGCAGCGGCAGACGCAAAGATCAAACTGCTTGATCTGGCGCAGCGCGGCGAGTTGGCCGTGCTCGACGCAGAGACCAAGCTGGCCTTGGGTCAGCTTGAGGTCAACAAGACCGAGGCAGGAACCGACATGTTCCGTGGCGGCTGGCGTCCTGCAACCGGCTGGGCCTGCGTTTTCGGTCTGGTGTACCAGTTCCTTGTCCAGCCGCTTTTACCGTGGCTGCTGGCCGTTCTAGGCGTCTCCGTGCCACCATTGCCACTTATCGACAACGAGACGCTCATGGTCTTGCTCACTGGCATGCTGGGCCTGGGTGGCCTGCGCTCATGGGAGCGCATCAAAGGCAAGGCTTAAGACCAGTGGACGGCACAGGCCGCGAGAAACCCCATCCACAGCATGCCCAGGATCGCCAGCAGCATCCAGTACGCCAGCTTCTTGAGCTGGTAACGCCAGATGCTCGGTGGCAGGGGGTCAGCGGCCCTCATGACAGGCTTGGCCTTTGCCACACGGGCAGGGCAGTCACGGCCCTGGTTGCACCCGTAGTTGGTGCAGTATTCATCACAGCAGTTCATTTCATCTCTCCTTTCGTTGCGGGTCTTGGGCAGTCTTCAGGTGGCACTACAACGGCCCACACGGCCTCGTATTTGCTTTTTGGTGCATCAGCCTTCACCCACCGATCAATGTAGGCGTCAGGCATATTTTTCAGGGCTGTGCGGGTTGGCCCTTGCGTTGCCGGTATCAGTTCCACCAACTGTTTGATCGTCAGGCCATCGGTGTGCTCACGCAGAATGGCGCGAATGACGGGGTGGTTGGCTTTCATTTCAAGCCTTTCAGTGTTGCCCAGATCACGTTGCCGCACCGGGTGCACTGGTAATGGGCGTGGGTGTTGCGCTCCCAGATAGGCTCCCAGCGGTGTTTGCAGGTCATGCGTCCCCCTTGATGCCGTGGGCGGCCTCGACGGCTCGGGCCATTCGTGTTGCGTTGTCATGTTCTCTGCGTCCGGGGTCATAGGCTTGTTTCCAGCAATCTAAGACCTGCTCATCCGTCAGCGGCTTGCGGTAGTGGCACAGCCCTGTGCTGCACACGATCTCTTGTGCTGGTGGGGTGGTGTAGAGCTCAGTTCCATCAGAGATAGGCTGGTTCGACCGGAACAAGATAGTGAAAAACCCTTCATGCGAGGCGCACCCTGTTGTTACCCCCACAGGCTGCACAGGTGCTGGCTGTGCTGCTGGTGGGGTGGCAATCCACTCTTTTGCGGCGTCCAGTGCGTTATGCCACGGAAAATTTGAACTGGTGTGCTCTCCAATATCTGCGCCAGTGATTTGGGCGATTACTTCAGCAAGCTGATCGGCAATGGAGTGATATTCGTCGCGCTCAATTAGTGCTTGCGTCAAATCATCGTCAGGCTCCTGCACAGGTGCTGCAAGGCGCTTACCGGCTTCGCAGTTACATACGCCCCGCCACTCGCCAGTTTTGTCATGCACATCACCAGTGCCATCGCAGTATTCGCAACGCTCCTGCACAGTAGGTGCTGGCTGTGCTGCGGGTGAAGGAGTGTCGCCAAAGACAAGAGGCCGCTTTTGAGTTGCCTCTGGGTGTGGTTCATCGCTAAACTGCCAGTGGTCTGCGTTAGGGCTAATTCTCCATGCCCATGCCACCGGCTCCTGCACAGGTGCTGGCTGTGCTTCCGCTTTAATTGGCTCGCAGTAGAGAGGGACATTGAAGCGCAAACCTTCACGCATTTCGCTTGCATGTTTAACAATTAATGTGTCCCAATTACCATCTTTTGCAAGGTCACGACTATCTGCATATCCCACAGGCTCCTGCACAAGTGCTGACTGCTCTGGTTTCCAATTAAACGCCTCCCAATCTTCTTTAATTGCGTCTGGCATGTACCCTTTACGATCTGCGTGATCCAGCGCCTGCATCAGTTCATCAAAACCAACGACGCTTACGGTCCTCCATTGATACTCGGTCATGCTTCAATCCTTTGCGGTTTCTCGCCAATTACTTTTGCTGTGGCTTTGAGTTCTTCCAGTCTGTCCATTGCGTGCGCCCAGTCCACTGCGTAGAACTCAAACTGAAACGTGCCCTCTTGGGTGTCGTACTCAACCAAGAATGGCAGCCACTTCACGCCGTTAACGATCATGTGTTTTTCTCCAACATACTCTTGACCTGTTCGTACACGCCGTTCCTTGCCGGGTTGTCAGCCTCCAGCCTGTCCCACCCTGCGTAGCGCATCTCGTTTTCGCAGCGTTGCAGAAGCTCATACATCTCGCGCAAGCAGTCAGCAGCCTTGCCGTGCAAGGGCCACCGCATTGTCTTCTCCAGCATGGCGGCAAGGCGCAAAGGCTTTGGCAGTTGGCCCACTCGCAGCAGTTCTGCGGTGTCTTCTTCGGTTGTGTATTGATCTTGGTTCATTTGTTCTCCTTGATGCCGTGGGCGGCTTCAATGGCTCGGACAAACGGCTTCACACAATCGTGAAAATCATTTGCTTGGACACTCATCCAAACCGTTTCAATCTCCTCATCCGTCAGCGGCTTGCGGTAGTGGCACAACCCTGTGCTGCACACGAACTCTTGTGCTGGTGGGGATGTGTAGAGGGGCTGGCGTCCCGGTGCTGGCAAGCGATACGCAGTGGCGCAATTTACGCGATTGCAGTGTTCCCAGAAATCAGGCTCCACCCACACTGCGGCTGGCACTTCTGCCTGATCTGAAACCCAACCATTGGCAACAGTCCAATATTCCACAGGCTCCAGCTGTGCTGGTGGGGATGTGTAAACGGCTTTCCAACCGTAACTTTTTGCTTCTTCTTCTGTGAATTCCATTGGATGTACAAAGTTGCGTGCTTGAGTCATCCACGCCACAGGCTCCTGCTGCGGCTGTGCCAGTGCTTCAGCAACCATCTGATACAACTCGTTCTTTGCAACCTCCGCCTCATCCATTGCGTTGCCACCATCGAATCGACCACCGACAAGCGACCATGCTGACGCAAACACTTGTGCTTGCGTCATGATTTCTTGCAGCTTCATTACTTCTGTGCTCATAACCCCAGCTCCTTCAGTGCTTGTTGCAATCCGGCCAGACCGCCCACGCGCTGGCCTTGGATAAAAATCTGGGGCATCTGTCGGTATTGAGCATCGACTTGCGCCATCATCTTCTTGTGACCGATGTTCGTTTCGACATCAAACTCCATGTACCCAATGCCTTTGTCATCAAGCAGCCGTTTGGCGCTGGTGCAGTTGGGGCAGTTGCTTTTGGAATAGATCACGATATTCATTTGATTGCCTCCGCGAGCATGACAATTCCGTCAACAATCCAACCGCCTAAAATATAAGCAGCCATGATGACATTGGCTACAACGACTCCTATGACGCAGGCCATGGCCACAATTTCCAAACCACTAGCAGTTTTCATTTAGTTGCCTCCCGCATTTCCCATCCGAGTAAAAACATTGGCCAGCGCACTTGCAGGCCGGGATTTAAATATTTGCCAGTCGGCGACTTGGCAAAGTCATCGTGCCCCTTGCCGCGCATCACGGCCTCAAAGACTCGTTGTGCTTGTGTCATGTCAGCTCCTTTTCGGCCAGCTCGTCGGCCATCTTTGCCCAATAGGCCCTGCTGATGCCATCAACCAGGATGCCAACTTGATCAAACTTGCGCTCGGCCAACACCTTGCCCAAGACCATCTTCTCGTTGGCGCTGGCGTTGTCCAGCGCCTCGCAGATGTTCACCCCATCCATCGGATCGCAGGCCTCACCATGCGTCAGCAACTCGGCAGCACGCGCCTCGATCGCATCGGCCAGGCGCTCGGCTTGGTCATCGTCGGCCTGGCGGCCTCGCATCATCATTGTGTTCATGCAAGTCATTCTTCAATCTCCAAAGTGCATTCCTCTTTCGAGAAAATTTTGATCTCGGTCGGCCTGCCGTCCTCGTCGGTGATCGTGATCGTCCGGCACACAAACAACAGCAAGCCGTTGGCGTCCTCAAGGCGGTCAGGCTTGCCTAGCTTCACGCTGGCGGTGCGGTGCATGTTGGTGACGATCATGACGACCACCACGCGACCAGCAATGCGGCCATAGCCACGCCGATTACAAAAGCCAAGGCATAGGGTGCCAGGCGCTTCAAAAGCGGCTCCTTGCGGCCATAGCCTTGCACCCAAGTGCAGTCGGCGTAGTTGCGGGGGGTTGTGTAGTTTTTCATGTCGTTTTCTCCTGAGGGTGGGGCCGGTGGCCCCGGTTTATTAAGCTGCAACTGCTGGGACAATTTCGACTTTGAGATTGCAAGTTTGCAAAAACTCAGCATTTTTTTGATTTACGGTGGCACGATCTTTGGTGCTCATACCGGGAACACCACCCCAAGGCAGAAAAGGTTTGGCAGCTTTTTGAGCCAATTCAAAAGATGCAGAGAAACCAGACTCATAAGTTTCAGAGCCATCTTTGCGTGTCCAAGTTGCCATCCACGCAAATGCGTAGCCATTATTTGACTTACGGGTCAATGTTTTGCCGTTTTTGAAGGTTGCTGTGTAAGTTGCCATGTCGGTTACTCCGGTTTGGTTTGTTGCGATGACTGAATCATAACATCATTTCCCACAATTTCACACAATTTATTTTATAGGGACAAACCCTAAAGCGAAGTGATCTCCACATCGTGCGGCTTGCGCTTGCCGTCCAGCAGCTCATGCAGGCGTTTCTCGGTTAGGCGGTGGCATCGAATCATGGTGCGTGCTGGCAGCACGTCCAGCAGCTCGGCATAGTCGGCCAAGATGGCACGCACGGCCTGAATGCCTGCACCGTCCAGCCGGATCGCGGCCCCGGCCAGGTTGCGGCGGCCAGCCATTGCCAGCGCGGTGATGGCGTCCATCAGCAGGCCCGAGGCGTCCTCGCAGACCTGCATGGTTTCAATCAGCGTCTCCATCAGGTTGACTGCATCAGACACCACCCGCCAATCGTCTGTGGTGGGGTTAGCGCCCTGCTCCATCGCGGCCAGGCCTTCATACATGCGCGTGAGCTGGTGCGTGCGGTGCTCCAGCGGCAACGGCTCAGTGGGGCTGGCCATCATCTCGTCCATGATGGTGTAGTGCTTGGGCCTTTGGGCCGGGCGTTTCTTCCCGGCCTTTCTCACACAAACCCCCGCAGGTCTGGCGCTTTCCACCCCTCTGGCTTGCCGATCTTGCCGCCCTCAAGGATCACCGGCTTGCCGTCCACCAGCTTGGCATCGTTGGAGTCCAGCACGGCCATGTCGGCCCACGGCTTGTCCATCTCGGCCAGGTAGGCCACCCCGTTGGCCGTGACCTCGATGTCACACAGGGCGTCCAGCGCATCGGTGCGCAGGTGGATTGGGATGTAAACCACATGCTCCCCGCGCTTGAGTTTCGATGCAAACCACTCCAGATCAACACGCGTGCGATCCAGCAGCTTGGCGTAGCCCTCAGAGTCGGTGCGCAGACACGACAGCATCTCGCAAATCTCCTCGATCATGCACCCGGCCTGCACGCTCACGGCTTCAGGGCTTGGCGTCTTTCCGCAGGCCTTCAGCCATGCGGCGGTGCGTTCGTAGTTGGTCATGCTTTTGCCTCCTTGGCCATGCCTGCCTTGACCAAGTGCAGGATCTGCGCGGCCAAGGTGCGGGTGTTCGCCTCGGCCATCTTGCGCAGGTCACGCTCAACGTCAGCAGGCAGCCGGATCGTCATGTAGCGGTCCTTGGTTTTGGGGGCGGCGGTGGTCATGCCTCCTCCTTCACGTCATCAAACATGTCGCGGATCGCGCCCTCACCGGCCATCTCAATAGCGATGCCAGCAGACAGCAGCCCCACCAGGTCGTCTTGCTCGGCATACGCCACGTCAAAACGTGTTTGCGCAGCGTGCCGGATGGCCTGCGTGCGGTTGCCTGCTCGGATCAGGCGGCGCTTGTTGGTTTCAATGTCGGTCACGACATAAATGTGTGTGCTCATTTTTCACTCCAAATTTTCAATGGTTACAAAGGCCTGAATCTGCCTCTTTGCATCTTCAGCACCTTTGCACACTTTAACACAATAACCCACTTTCTGAAGATACAACATCCAGTCTTTCTGTTCCATGCTCACGCTCCCGCCCTTGGTCCGCTTCATCTCGATCCACAACTTCCACTCAGGAATGAAAAGGTCAGGCACGCCCGAGGACACGCCTGTCGCTTTCATCTTGGCGGCCACAGCCGGGTGCCGATGGCCGCCGTTTGGAATGGCAAAGATGCGAACAAGCGGGTAAGTGCGGCGAAACCACTGCACCAGGTGCATCTGCTCTTGGTCTTCGCTGGGGACTTTTTCAGTCGTAGTTGCCATTCATGATCCTTTCGATGGCTTCAAGTTTCATCTTCACGTCCACCAGCTCATACATGGCGCTTCGGTAGGCGTCCCATGCCTTGTCTGACCGCTCCTTCTCGGCGGCCAGCAAGCGCTCCAGTCGCTCAAATTGGCGCTGCTCTTTTTTGTTCAAAACGGCACCTCTTGCATCCAGCTCGGGCACTCGCCAACGGCCTCGGCAAACTCGGCGGGTGGCGTCATGAAGAACTCAACACACAGCCCATCGTTGCCGTAGTTTTCGCAGGTGTGGCAGCAGCGCGGTGGGCCAGCTGCAAGCCAGCGTTTGTAGTCGGTCACAAAATCGGGTTCGGCGTGTCTGCTCATTTCAGCCCCCGCTGCATCGCCTTAACCCAGCACCTGGCGCAGTGCCATTTGGTGCGCAGCTCGATCCCGCCTCTCGGCTCGCTTTGCAGTTTGCACACGTCACACTCGCGCAGCTTTTGCGCTTTCACTGTTTCGTCAATCATTCCCAGCTCCTTTTCATCACTCTAAAAAATTTCCCGTCCTTGCGAAACTCAATCAGCTTCGGCGGCGTGGCGTTGTTCAGGTTTTGCACCATCTCGATCATGGTCTGCACATTCAGGCCGCCTTCCACAATGCTGGCGCTGTTGGCCATGCTCACCAGTTGGCTCATGGCACGCTGCCCCGCATAGCCCTCATGCAAGATCGGCAGATACTCTGTGATTGGCGCATCGCTCAAGCCCCCGTAATAGGTCACGGCCAGCATCTGCTTGCCGCTGGCCTTGCTGGTGTGTTCTTTCCACGCCCAGGCGCTCACCTCAAGCTCCTTGCCTTCCAGCCCCATGATGTCGTCATTGCGCAACACAAGCGCCTTCTTGACCGGCTCAGGGAACGCAGCACCGCACGCAGGGCAGGTCATCGCAGAGATGTGCACCAGCTCCCCGCAGGCATCGCAAACCTTCACGGGAGCCTCGCCCTCCCCATCGCCTGCCGACTTCTTCGGCGGCTGCACGTTGGTGATGGGGCCGTGCATCTCAACCACCCCGGCAAAGTCCAGCACCAGGCAATCAGCCTTGCCAGCGTGCGGCCTCATGCCTCGCACGGCCATTTGCAGGTAAAGCCCAGGCGACATGGTGGATCGCAAAAAAGCGATGCAGTCCAACGCCGGGAAGTCATAGCCAGTTGTCAAAATTCCGACATTGCACAGCGCACGCAACTTGCCAGATTCAAAGTCGGCAATCTTTCGCTCTCGCTCAGACTTACTGTGCGTTGCATCCAAGGCCTCAGCAGGAATCCCGGCGACACGCAGACATTCGGCCACGGCCTCAGAGTGCGCAACACCAGAGCAGAAAATCAACCAGTGCTTGCGACTGCTTGCCTTCTCGATGATCTCCTGCACCACGGCGCTGTTGTGGTCATCGGTGTTGAACTTGGTCTCCATCTCGGATGCGATGTATTCCCCCTGGCGCTTGTGCAGTCCATCGGTGTCCAGCTTGTGCTTTGTGATTTTTGAGCGCAGCGGCACAAGGTGGGTTTTGAAGACCAACTCCTCAATGCTCACCGGCTCCAGAATCTCGGAAAAGATCGCGGTCGGCCCTTCGGTTATCAGACCCTGCCCAAGCCGATACGGACTGGCGCTCAGGCCCACAATCCGCATAGCCGGGTTGATTTCCAACAGGTCAGAAATCAGCTTGCGGTAAATGCCACTCTCAGCGGTTGAGACAGCGTGCACCTCGTCAATGATGCACAGGTCAATGTGTCCGATCCCCTTGGCCCGTTTGGCCACAGACCCAATGCCAGCGTATGTGATCGGCTCCCCAAGATCGCGCCTGCCCACGCTGGCGCTGTAAATGCCAAGCGGCGCACCGGGCCACAGCTTGCGCAGCTTGTCGGCGTTTTGCAAGATCAGTTCCTTGGAGTGAACCAGCATCAAGATGCGCGTGTCCGGCCAGTTTTGCAGTGCATCTTTTGCCAGTGATGCAATCACCACAGACTTTCCAGACCCGCCCGGCATGTTCAGCACTGGATGGCCGGTCGCGTTCTTGCCAAACCACGCATAAAGCATGTCCAGTGCGCGTGTTTGATATTCACGCAGTTGCATCACGGCCCCTTGCTCGGATGGCTTTGCCAATTTCGTACACATCTTCCCGACCATTTGGCCAATCGTCACACACTTTTGCACAGGCTTCTCTTTCGGCTTTTACCCCGGCCAACCAACCCTCCCACGCCCAGAAAGCTGGAGTTCCTTCGACATAGGGGTTGTCTTCGGTCAACAGGTCTTTGTTCCACCAGTCGTTGAATTCTGTTTTCATCCCACAACCCTCCCACCAAACTGCTTGCGCATGTCGTGCAACTGCGTCCAGCCCTTATCAGCGCACGCTGCCGGGTTGGCCAGCAGTTCTTTGGACCCAAACACGCCCTCGATCTCAGGATCGCCATTCGCAACATTCACCCCGTTGATCTCGTAAACAGCGGTGAACTCGTCCGGCCCATCCTTGCGCTGCCACGGCACCAGGTCAGGGTGCAAGACGTGGCCATCACAGCCCTTGTGCTGGGCTTCAACAGGGATCACGTCATCCCACTTCGCGCAGTGCCAGGTCGAGTCCGACAGCGGCGTTGACAGGGCGCAGGTGCGGCAGTTCACATGCTGGGTTGTTTTGGTGTACGCGCAGAACTGCGAAGCCTCACAGAACTTGCATTGATACCAAGTGGCAGGGTCTGCACTGATTGGCTCGGGCATCCGGTCCAGCAGGGCAATGCGCTGGCCTCGCTGGATTGCAGGCAGGGCCACATCCTTATCAAACTTCACGCGCTCGGTGTGGATGCGGTCGTCATCCTTGCACACGGCCAGGTACAGTGCACGATCCAACCCAGTCCCGGCCATGTAGACCTGCATCTGCACAAAGTGCTCAGGCTTGGCTTTCTCAACACCATCTTTGACCAGCGCATCAAAGGATTTTTTGCTGTGCGTCTTGAACTCGGCCACATGCTTGGTCTTGGGCGCTTCAGGCACGCCAGCATCAATGATGGCATCCAGGCTCCCAGACACATGGCCGCCAAAGTCCACGCGATGCTGGCTCGACACCTTGCGCACATCCATGCCAATTGCTCGCAGGTCGCTGATGATGTTGGCCTCCTCTTGGTGCCCACGGCGAAACAACCGCAGGATGCGCCCAGGGAATGACGGCTGCACAGCCCAGCGAAACGACAGCCACAGCCAACGATCACACGGGTGGCCCAGCCCGCTGGCCCCCATGTGCGGACGCGGCCGTTCGGCCTTGGCCTCATGCGCTTTGTCGATCAGGGCTTGGATGTTATGCTCGCTCTCTGGTATCTTCATGGCTTTCTCCTGAGTGATTGCCCCGGCCCTCAACAGCCGGGGCTTTTTTTTGCTTACTTCTTGGCCCAAAATGGCGCGGCCTTGGATGCCGCAGCAGGCGCACCAGATGCTGGCACAGAGGCCGCCGAAGGCGCTGCACTACCTGACACAGACTTGAAGCCCTTCACCTCGTTGCTGGCCCCATATTGCGCGTCCTGCTTCACATCCAGCTTGATCGCAATGTGACCACCAATCAACTGGTCGGTGTCGGTCACTCGGGCCAGGCCGATCGCACGCATGATGTCGCCCAACTGCTGGCGGCCAATCTCCTCAGCCTTGCTGTTGGCGTTCTTGATGTTCAAATTGCCAAACACCACGCGCCCTTGATGCGTTGGTCCTGTCACGTCATAGCGCAGTTTGATGTACTGGCCAGTTCCAGACTTCGTGTCCTTCAGTTCGGCCTGGCTCACGGTCACGTTGTACCAGCCAGCAGGCAGCGGCTCAAAGTTGCCAGTGTTGCCAACGGGCAGTTCGTTGACGTCAAATGCTTCGTTTAAAAATGACATGATTTACTCCTTGGGGGTGATTGAAAAAGAGGCACGGCCAGGCTTGGCCGTAATTGCACCGGCCAACGGGCCTGTGATCGTTTCGTCGGCAGCTTTCCATGCCGACATGTTCAGTTCAGGCTTCCAGCGAAACAGCGTTGCAAGGTGGTCAGTCAGCCCATGCTCGGCGGCCAGCTCTTGCACTTTGTCACCGTCAACCTTGCAGTCGATCCGGCCAGCGATTTTGATGACGTACTGCCCAGGCTCGACGGTCTCGGTGCCGTCCAAGTTTTCGGCAATACGTGCCAGCTTCTTGATGTGGTCTTCAACAATTCGGCGATCTTCTGTTGCATCTTTTTCCGCTTGCTTTGCACGCAGCCACATCTGGGCCAGCTCGTTCATGTTGGTGGTTTCGAGCGCGATAATCATGCCTTCCCCCCAATCTTGGAAATGATCGCGCCCAGGTCCGGCGCTTCCCATCCAGACAGCTTGCCGCTACGATCCTTGGCCAGCCACAAGCCATCGCTATCGCACATCAGGGCACGCTGGGTCACACCCTCAGCATCGCGTTCGACACGCAGGGCCAGCACCTCATCGAAGAAATAAGGCAGGGCTTGGCCGGTCTTGTTACCGGGCATCGAGGGGCTGTAAAGCACCCGGCCCATCTCGTCTTGCGTCTTCTCCAGCTTGGCGGACATGTAGACGTGCTTGCCGGGCAGGTCGCGGAATGCCCGAATGATGTCGGCCATCTGCTCTTGCATGGCACCGTAGGCCGCCCGAGGGTCTTTGTTCGCCTTCTTCTCGGTGTTCAGGCACACCTCGGCGATCTCGCTGATCGAGTCCAAGGCCACGGACTGGAACCCAGCGGCCTCTGCGCTGCTGGTCAGCCACATGTAGGCCTCGCGCAGATCATCCATCGACGCGATCTCGATGTAGGGCAGGTCAGCATCCTGAATGGACAGCAGGCCACCCTCGGCCGAAAGCACAATCGGCTGTGGCAGGGTCTTCACCAGCATGGTCTTACCCGCGCCAGCTTGGCCGTAAACCAACAGCTTTACCCCATTGGCAGACAAACTGCCGGTCGTCTTCAAATTGATAGCCATTTTGGCTCTCCTTTTTGCACCACTGTCAGGGAATCTGTTTGTGGTGTGATCGAATCATAAACCATTTTTTAGGGTAAGATTCGCACATCAAAAGATTTTTTTTCAACAGGAGAAACCCACATGATGACCCTTGAGCAAATACGCCACGCCCTCTATGACCGCATGCCCATGAAGGTGGCAGACGCAACCGGCATCCACTACAACACCATCCGCAAGGTGCGCGATGATCCCAACGCAAACCCCACACACAAAGTCTTGCAGGCTCTTTCTGACTACCTGGAAAGCCGCAAGGTGACACATGGCTGACCTCTCCAACGTCCTCGGCGGCCCTTGGTCGCCGCCACCAGAGAAACTGCTTGCGCCACCAGAAGCGCAGCTTATTGATGCCATCAAAGCCGCAGGCCTTGAGCCGCCAGACCACATCGAGATGGATGGCAAGATTCACCGCTTCAAGTCCGGCACCAAGGGCACGCCAGGCATCGATAAGCCGGGCTGGTATCTGGTGTTTGGCGATGGCATCCCAGCCGGTCGCTTTGGCTGCTGGCGTGCAGGCATCGAGGTGACATGGCGTGCAGACGTTGGCCGCAAGCTCACCGAGTTTGAGGAAATGGCCCACGCCAGGCGAATTAACGAGTCCAAGGTTTTGCGCGAAGCCGCCCAAGAGCGCCAGCACCAGGTGGCCAGCGAGACGGTGGAAAAAATCTGGCTCAGTGGCGGCGCAGCTCACCCCGATCACCCCTACCTCAAGCGCAAGGGCATTCAGACCCACGGCGTGCGCATCACTGGGGACGGACGATTGATGGCCCCCCTCTACGATCAGGACGGCACCCTCAGCACCCTGCAATATATCGACGAGGACGGCGGCAAGCTCTACCACCCAGGCGGCAAGTCGGGCGGCAAATTCTGGATGGTAGGCTCACTGGATGAGCCGGGCACGCTGTACGTTGCCGAGGGCTTCGCCACTGCGGCCACAATCCACGAAACCACCAACCGCCCCTGCATCGTTGCTTACAGCGCCAGCAGCCTCGTGCCGGTCATCGCCAGCCTGCGCGAGATGTACGGCGCAACCCAGGACATCGTTATCGTGGCAGACCATGACAAACACGGCGTCGGCCAACGCTACGCAGACCAAGCCAGCGCCAAGTACGGGGCCAAGGTCATCATGCCACCCATCGAAGGCATGGACGCCAACGACTACGCCCAGGCAGGGCACGATCTCATGGCGCTCTTGGTTCAGCAAACCGGATCAGCTGTGATCGATAAGCTCAAGGTCATCTTTGGCGATCAGCTGGGCAGCGACTACGAGGCACCAGACGAGCTGGTCGAAGGCCTCATGACTATTGGCAGCTCAGTCGTAGTCTACGGTGACAGCAACTCAGGCAAGACATTTTGGGCACTCTCAGTGGCCACAGCCATCGCCACGGGATCGGACTGCTACGGCCTCAAGACCGACCCCGGCCTCGTTATCTACTTGGCCAGCGAAGCCCCCGGCAGCATCAGATCCAGGATGCAGGCCATCAAAAAGTATTACGGCTGTGACCTGGCTAACCTTGCAATGGTCCCGGTGCCCATGAACTTTTACAACGGCGACCAAGACGCCCATGACGTCATCGAACTGGTCAGGGCCATTGAAAAGATCAAAGGCCAGCGCGTTAGGCTCATCATTGGCGACACGCTGGCCAGAATGAGCGCAGGGGCCAACGAAAACAGCGGCGAGGACATGGGGCCAGTAATGGCCAGATTCGACCAGGTGGCCACGGCCACAGGTGCCGCCCTCATGATCATTCACCACAACGGAAAAGACGCCGCCAAGGGCGCACGGGGCTGGTCAGGCATCCGCGCCCACATCGACACCGAGATTGAGGTGGTGGAGAAAGAAGGCATCCGCTCAGTCACCGTCACCAAGCAACGCGAACTCCCCAGCAAAGGCGAAACCATCTATTTCAAGCTGGAGATCATCGAGATGGGCACCACCAAGTTTGGCAGCCCAGCCACCACCTGCGTGGCTGTTCCGGATGAGGAAGCTATTGCCACAAATCCACACAAAAAACCAACAAAGCATGACGAAAACATGCGTACCATTGAGCGATCATGGTGGGACAGCAAAGCCGAAATGCGTAATGGTTTTCCCTACATTAGCCGATCAGCCCTCAAAGACTTTTTGGTCAAAAACGGGTCTACTGAGCGAACAGCCAGGAACAAAACAGAGGCATCCAGGCCAGGATCATTGATCCTGGAAATGCTCAATGCAGAGGTTTTGCAGGCTTTTGAACATGGCTGGATTTTCATCAATGACGCTCAAGTCAGCGCCATGATGATGCAAAAAAACGGGGGGAAATCTTGCCCCTAATGCCCCTCGCTGCCCCTAGGGGTAAAAGGGGCAAAAGGGGCAAAAGCCCGGAAATATGCCCCTCCCCTCCCCTTCCCCTTATAGGGAAGGGGAAAGGGGCAACCGGGATGCGGCGAAAAAAGGCAGATTATTCACATCAATGTAAGGAATCACTAACATGACAACTGAAACCAAAAAGTTTTTTCACACCATCAGTCAAACCAGCCAAATCGAAAAGCAGGGCATGGTTTTGAGTCGCGATCCAAAACGAATGACAGTCCATGTTGAGTTCTTTTCATGGATGACTGGCGAGCCCAACGGCCAGCAGACTTTCGACGAGGCAGACACCGTGACCTGGCGCTTTTACGAATCCAAGGCAGCATGGAACCATGCCGGTGATAAGGTGTTCGCATGACCAGCACCAACGTCAACGAAATGCTCGCAGGCCGCGAGGCCAGGTACGGCAGCTTTGAAGGCCACGCCGAGATCAGCCAACAGCTCAAGGGCGTGATCCTGAAATACGAAGCCAAGCGCGGATGCGATCTCGACCAAGACCAGCGCGAAGCCCTTGAAATGATCGCCCACAAAATCGCACGAATTCTGAATGGCGATCCGAACTATGCCGACAACTGGATTGACGTTGCGGGCTATGCCACCTTGGTAGCGAACCGACTGGAAAAAGAGGACAATCAATCATGACCACAAAATCACACAAAACGAAAGCGCCAGCAAAGTCCACAAAGCCAGGCAGCGAAGAACGCGCCAAGGTCAGCGCATTGGTGTTGGAAGGTATGCGCAGTGGCTTGAGTGCGTTCAAGGCTTGTGAGGCCGCTGAAGTGCCTCAGACAACCTTCCTGCGCTGGTGCGACGATGACGCGACACTGGCGGAGAATTACGTGCGTGCGCGCGAGGCGTTGATTGAGAAGATGGCCACCGAGTTGTTGGAGATCGCAGACACCCCTGTTGGCAGCACTGACAGCGGGGCGACAGACACGGGCGCTGTGCAAAAGCAACGCCTGCAAGTGGACACCCGCAAGTGGCTATTGTCCAAGCTGGCCCCCAAGAAATACGGCGACAAGCTGGAAGTGTCTGGGGACAAAGAAAATCCATTGCACGTAAAACAGACAATTGATGCCAGCAAATTGTCAACAGATGTTTTGGCACAAATCATGGCCGCAAAAGATGCAACTGACGCAAGCTGACCTGCTGGCCATTGAGCGCGAGCTGTGCAGGAGAAACCTGGCCGAGTTTGCTAAGCGAGCTTGGCGCGTGCTTGAACCGGCTGCCGAGCTGAAGTGGGGATGGGCGCTGGACGCCATCTGCCTGCACTTGGAGGCCGTGACCAAGGGTGACATCACCCGCCTTCTGATGAACGTGCCACCAGGGTCCATGAAGTCCCTGCTGACCGGCGTGATCTGGCCAGCATGGGAATGGGGGCCAAGAAACCTGCCCGAGATGCGCTTTGTCGGAACTGCCCACGAAGAACAACTGGCTATCCGAGATAGTCGACGCTGCCGAGATCTGATCAAGTCAGAGTGGTTTCAAAAGCTCTGGCCTCTTGACCTGCTGGCCGACTTAGACGGGAAGCGCGAGTTCGGAAACACCAGTAAGGGCGTGCGCCAAGCTCGTTCATTCACCAGCATGACCGGCGTTCGTGGCGACAGGGTGATTTTGGATGACCCGATCAGCGCCGACAATGCCAACAGCACAGCAAAGCTGGAAGCCGCACGGGTTGCCTTCACCGAAACCCTGCCAACCCGAGTCAACTCCGACAAGTCTGCCATTGTGGTAATCATGCAACGCCTCAACGAGAAAGACATCTCCGGCGTCATCAAGGAGATGGGCCTGCCTTACACTCATCTGTGCATCCCGATGCGCTTTGAGGCAGCCTTTCGCTGCACCACCAGCATAGGCTGGACAGATCCGCGCACTCATGATGGTGAATTGATGTTCCCCGAGCGTTTCGGCGAGGCCCAGGTGGCCGAACTGGAGAAAACATTGGGCACCTACGGAACAGCCGGACAGCTTCAGCAACGGCCAGCACCCCGAGGCGGCGGCATCATCAACACCGAATGGTTCAAGTACTGGTCAAGCATTCCTCAGCTTGAGTTCCGCTTTCTGACCGTGGACACAGCGCAAAAAACAGCCGACCACAACGACTGGACGGTGTTGCAGTGCTGGGCACGCTCGACTGTTGGTCAAGCCGTGAAGCTCGATCAGATTCGAGGCAAGTGGGAGGCTCCAGAGCTGCTGGTGCAGGCCAGGGCTTTTTGGCTAAAGCACCTGAACGACCAGCGCCCCGTGGCCCTAGGCTCTGTCATGCGCGGCATGTACGTCGAAGACAAGGTGTCTGGCACAGGCTTGATCCAGACCTTCCGGCGCGAGGGAATCCCCGTGGTGGCCGTGCAGCGCAACAAGGACAAAATCAGCCGAGGCTATGACGCAGCCCCGTTCATCGAGACTGGCAACGTCCTGTTGCCGAACGATGCGCCATGGCTGTCCGACTTTCTGGCCGAGGTGGCCGCTTTCCCTTCTGGTGCTCACGATGACCAACTCGACCCCATGTTTGACGCAATCAATTTGGTACAAAGAATGCCAGCCAATAGACAGCAAACAGTCATCCCATTGCCAAATGTAAAAAAGTGGTGATTTTTTAAGCGCGGTGAGACAATCGCACAATTTACAAGGACGCCCACTTATGGCCCGACCCTCCAACGACCAACGCTTGGCCAACCTGCACACCGAGGCCCTCGCGCAATTCGATGACGTGCAAAGCGCCCTGCGCGACGAGCGCCTGCAATGCCTTCAAGACCGGCGCTTTTACAGCCTCTCCGGCAGCCAGTGGGAAGGCCCACTGTGGGATCAGTACGAGAACAAGCCAAAGTTCGAGGTCAACAAGGTGATGCTGGCCGTGATCCGCATCATAAATGAATATAGAAACAATCGTATTACTGTTGATTACGTGTCCAAGGACGGCCAGGAAAATGACAAACTGGCCGAAGTCTGCGATGGCCTCTACCGTGCAGACGAGCAAGCATCCGTGGCTGACGAGGCCTACGACAATGCCTTTGAAGAAGCAGTCGGGGGCGGCATTGGAGCCTGGCGTTTGCGCACTGTCTACGAGGACGAGGAAAACGACGAGGACGACCGCCAGCGCATCAGGATCGAACCCATCTTTGACGCCGACAGCTCAGTGTTCTTTGACCTCGGGGCCAAGCGCCAAGACAAGAGTGACGCCAAGTTCTGCTTTGTCGTCACCAGCATGACCCGCCAGGCCTACAAAGACACCTGGGGCGATGACCCATCCGACTGGCCCAAGATCATCCACCAGTACGAGTTCGACTGGTGCACGCCCGATGTGGTCTACGTGGCCGAATACTTCAAGGTTGAGGAAAAGACCGAGACCATCCGCATCTTCCAAGCCATCGACGGCACCGAGGAACGCTACACCCCCGCAGACTTTGCAGCCGACGAGACCCTCGAAGAAACCTTGCGTGCCATCGGCACCGTCGAGGTCCGGCAAAAGCGCGTCAAGCGCAAGCGCGTTCGCAAGTACATCATGTCCGGTGGCCGCGTGCTGGAAGACGCCGGTTACATCGCAGGCAAGTGCATTCCCATCGTGGTGGTCTACGGCAAGCGCTGGTTTGTCGATAACGTCGAGCGTTGCATGGGCCACGTGCGCTTGGCCAAGGACGCCCAGCGCCTCAAAAACATGCAGCTCTCCAAGCTGGGCGAGATCAGCGCCCTGTCGAGCGTCGAGAAGCCCATCCTGACCCCTGAGCAAGTCGCAGGCCACCAGGTCATGTGGTCCGAAGACAACCTCAAGGACTACCCGTACCTGCTCATCAACCCCATCACCGACCAAAACGGCAATCAGGCCGTCAGCGGCCCGGTCGCCTACACCCGCGCCCCCAACATCCCCCCGGCAATGGCCGCGCTCTTGCAGATCACCGAAACCGACATGCAGGACATCTTGGGCAACCCCCAAGGCGCAGACAAGATGATCAGCGGCATGTCCGGCAAAGCCGTCGAGATGATCCAGACCCGCGTGGACATGCAGGCCTTCATCTACATGTCCAACTTCGCCAAAGGAATGAAACGCTGCGGCGAGATCTGGCTCTCAATGGCCAAGGAAATCTACACCGAAGAAAAGCGCAAAATGAAGACCATCGCCGCCGATGGCCAAGCTGGCACCGTCGAGCTCATGCGCCCCACCATCGACCAAGAGACCGGAGCTGTGGTGCTCGAAAACGACCTCTCCAGCGCCACCTTTGACGTGGTGTCCGAGGTCGGCCCGTCCAGCACCAGCCGCCGAGACGCCACCGTCAGGGCCATCACCGGCATGCTCCAGATGACCACCGACCCAGAAACCGCCCAGGTGCTCACGGCAGCCGCCATGATGAACATGGAAGGTGAGGGCTTGTCCGACCTCAACGCCCACTTTCGCAAGAAGCTGCTCCGCATGGGCGTTATCAAGCCCACCGACGACGAAGCCCAGCAACTCATGGCCGAGATGCAAGGCCAGCCGCAAGACCCCAACGCCATGTACTTGCAAGCCGCAGCCGAAGAAGCCACAGCCAAAGCCGCCCAGGCCCGTGCCAACACCGTCAAGACCGTGGCCGATGCCGAACTCAGTCGCGCCAAGACCATCGAGACCCTGAGCACCGTGGACATGGACTCTCAAGACCACGCCCTCAACCTGGCCCAGCAAATCGGCGGCATGGTCCAACAACAAACACAGCCTGTTGTCAATCAACCCACAATTGAGTGACAATCGCACACATACGGATTCCACCCACCGTTCAAACGGGTGAGTTGCACAGGGTCACAGATGAACACAAAGGCAGATCAGGAGATCGACACCAACGACGATGACACCATCGTCCTCGACGACCAGGACACCGAGCAGCCAGCGGCGCAAGCCGATGACCAGCAGGCCCAGGCCACCGAAGACGAAGGCGACACCGACGAGGTGGTGGTCTCCATTGGTGAGGAAGCGCCACCTCCCGAAGAACCAGCACATGCGCCTGAATGGGTGCGCGAGCTGCGC